GCTGATGATCCTGGTGAAGATCGCCCGCCAAGCGCACTGCCACAAAGCGGACAACTGGATCGATGTCGCCGGATACGCCGCGTGCGGTGCCGAGTGCGACGCCAGACAAGCCGACCTCGCCTAAATGCCCCCACGCAGAACCATCGCCATCGTCCGTAAGAAGCTCGGCCGCGAAAAGGCGGACGGCATGACCATGGGCGACGGCAAAGTCTACATCGACCCCCGCCAATCCGGCGCGGACGAGCTAGACACGGTTCTGCATGAGCTGCTGCACCATGTCTGCCCCGACATGAGCGAAGAAGCAGTCGCCGAGAAGTCCGCCACGATGGCGAGGTCGATGTGGAAAGACAAATGGAGGCGCGTCCACGAGTGACCGCCGCCGGCTACATCCTCATCGGCCTCGCCGCAGGCATCGTGCTCGGCGCCCTGGCAGCCTACGGCGGCATGTTCGCCTGGGCCATCCGCTACGGAAACAACGAAGAAGAATAATTTATGAAAAAACCCGCAGGACTGTACGCCAACATTCACGCTAAAAAAGCCCGCATCGCCGCCGGAAGCGGTGAGAAGATGCGCAAGCCCGGTTCCGCCGGCGCGCCTACTGCCAAAGCATTCCGCGCATCCGCCAAGACCGCCAAAGCGCGCCGATGACATCCGGTTTTCTCATCGCCTTGGTCGGATTGATCTATTTCACGGTCGCCATCGACCTCGGCCTCATCCAGCACCGCTACTGGCACGGTCTGATCTGGCTCGGCTACAGCATCGCTCAGATCGGTCTCTGGCGCATTACGATTTATGACTGACTTCAACATTATGACCGCCGAAATCGCTGAAATCGACAAAACCATCACGCTGCTCAAGAGCAAGCGCGAGAAACTTGTCGCTAAAGAAGCGAAGAAAAAAGCGGACGCGCTTTGCGCCGAGATGCGCAAGCGTAAGCAATCGAAATGACTTTAATTGACGGCTCAAGCGGGTTCTTGCCGCGGTTCATGTGGTGTGGCCGCGCGGACATTCCGGGAATGCCCAGCTCCAGCGCGCAAGACGACTGGGGCGCCGTCACTATTTTCCAATGATCTCTTGGCCCCCGCAAAACTTCCGCGTTGAAGTAGACGGTATCGGCACATGCCGCGTGCTCTACGTTGTCGCGCAGGGTGGCCTCGAAAACGACTACGTCACCGTCTGCCGCGAAGACAACGGCCGGTGGCTGACTGCGCGCATCGACCAGCTCGCTGCCGCGGAGAACCCAACTTTGGACATTTTGGGCGCTGGCACGGCTTAACAAAATCGGCCCTGGGGAGGGTCCGAGCGTCAACCAGCCAGCGCCCATTCTATTTTCGTGAACGAGCACCAGACACGCTTCAAGCCCACACCGCACCCAGTCATGCAGGTCGATCTCGACTTGCTGGAGAAACTGGGACCGGACGAAGGCTGGAAATACTTAAAGACACGCGAAGAGCTGATCGCCCGCGAGGCATCAGACCCGTTCCGCTATGGCTACATCCCGCCGGTGTGGAAGCGCGCGTCCGAATTGCTGGAAAAACACCGCGAGATCCTCGTTATGGGCGGAAACCGCAGCGGAAAAACCGAATGGGCGGCCAAGGAGGTCATCAAGACGCTCTACAGCAAGCCCGGAGCAGTCGTCTGGTGCTTCCAAACCACGGCGCCCAACTCCATTGAGTTGCAGCAACCCAGAATTTGGAAATACATGCCGCCGGAATGGCGCAATGCCCGCAAATCGCAGGTCGTTAATATAACGTACAGCGTTAAGGGCGGTTTTACAGAATCCAAGTTCGTGACGCCGTCAGGAGGCAGCATTTGCATCTTCCGCAACTACGCGCAAGACCCAAGCACGATTGAGGGCGGCGAGATCGACTTTGCATGGTGCGATGAGCTGGTCCCGCTCGATGTGTTGGAAACCCTCCGCTTCCGCCTCATAGACAGAAACGGCAAGCTCGCCGTCACGTTCACACCAGTGCAGGGCTGGTCGCCGACCGTGGCTGACTACCTAAGCGGCGCCAAGACCATCACCGACACCGACGCCGAGCTGCTGCCCCTAAAAAACGACAAAGGCGAGATCTCCGGCTATGACAAAGTGCCCATTGAGCAGATCAATCCCAAAGGCCGCCCGATTCTTTACTTCCACACCCAAAGCAATCCCTGGGCCGGCTGGTCGCGGATGAAGAAAGAGCTGCAGAGCGAGACCAAAGAAAAAATCCTCTGCCGCGCCTACGGCGTCCCGACCAAAGCCATCAGCGGCCGGTTCCCGCTCTTCAACCCCAAGGTCCACGTCATCCGCGCCTCGGATGTCCCGCAAGGCACCCGCTACCATTGGGTCGATCCGGCGAGCGGCAAGAACTGGGCGATGATCTGGACCGTCCACGACACCGCCGGCCGCATCGTGGTCTACCGCGAATGGCCAGACCAAACGTCATACATCGAGGGCATTGGTTATGCCGGCGAGTGGGCGTTGCCAGACGGCAAAAAGCTCGACGGCAAGCCCGGACCCGCGCAGCAAGACTTCGGCTTTGGCCTCGAGCGCTACAAAGACGAGATCCTCCGCGTCGAAGGCGGCGAGGAAATCTTTGAGCGCTGGATGGATTCGCGCTACGGCAACGCCCGCACGCTCGGCAAGGAATCGCCGACCACGCTGATCGATGAGATGGCCGACCTCGGCATGCTCTTCACGGCGACACCGGGCGACAGCATTGATGAAGGCGTCAGCATGATCAATGACGCGCTGTCATACAACCCGGAGAAGCCGGTGGACGCCCGCAACCAGCCGAAGCTCTACATCAGCGAAAACTGCAAAAATGTCATTCACTGCATCCAGACGTATACGGGTGCGGACGGCAAGCGTTCAGCGAACAAGGACTTTGTAGATTTAATTCGTTACGTTTGCCTCTCCGACGCCATCAACGTCGAGGGCGACATCCTGCGCAGCCACGGAGGAGGCAGCTACTGATGACCATGTCGCCGCCATCTCCACCCAGCCGCCTTCGCCCCGGACGCCGCGGCAGTGACATCCCGCGCTGCGGCATCTGCGCCAAGCCGCTTCGTATCCAAGACATCCACGGCCACGACACCCACTACGGCCCCATCTGCTGGGAATGCGGCCCACATATGCAGAATGCCATCCATGCCCTAGAGATCATCGTAATGCGTCGCGGCTAAAGCATCACGAACGATGCCCTAACCCATTCGCCATTCGCAAACCCCGAACACGAACAGTTTAAAAATTATGCTATTCACGCAAAAAACCAAAACCATCCCCACCGACCTCTACACCGTCAGCGAAGACTTCGACCGCGAAGGCGCCCTTGCCTTCAGCCGCGACCAGGCACCGCCCGCCTACCTCGCCGTCATGCTTGAGCTGCAGGACCGCATCGCCGACGCCAGCACCTTGGTCGCCACCATGGCCACCGCCAAAGAACCCGGCTACCTCGCCCACGCCGCCGGCCAACTCAACGCCTTGCAGGAACTGTGGGACACCCTCGAGCAACGCCGCACCGAAGCCTCGCGTCTGGAGTAGGTTTTGCGCCGTAGTCCAAGCGTGATTTGGTTTCCGGCCGCAAGTGTAAGCATTCCGCAACACTACACCGGCATAGTGTAGCGTGAAGCTGTCACAAACTGACAGTTTGTCGCAAACCGTATAACTCCGCGCGCAAGTGCATACGCTTTGTATCAAAAACACCGCACAAAAGGTGACAGAACCCGACGCAACTTGTGCAGAACTATAGCCGATCCTATCCACGCCAGTATCGCATAACGAGACTTCCCCGCTCTCTCTCAACCCTCATCTCTCAACCCTCAACTTTTTTGCTGGACATTTGTCCAGTAGTCGTTATACTGGTAGTATCAAAGTTGAGTCGTGCCCGCATGGCACACCGGTTTGATCGGACTGGTAGACGCTCTGCCTGGTTCCTACTTGAGAGGTAAAGCTCATGGCGACAGATAACGCGGCTCCGGCCGTAGATGTGGAAGATTTCGACGTTATGTCGATCAGCGAAGCGCTCGTCGGACTGGATCAACCAGCACCGGAAGCGGCTGATCCCAAGACCGACGCCGAAGAAGAAAAGCTCTCTGACAATGACGAGTCGGACGAATCCGAGGCTGAAAAGCCCGCGGAAGAATCCGAAGATGAAGATG